TTTTTTCAGTAACAATTTCATCATAATCATTACCTATTCTTCTAAGCACATACTCATAATATCTAGCAAGTCCAGGCGATGCTTCAGCAGATGTTACCACTGATGTTGCAGGGACAGTAAAGTATTTTTGTTCTGTGAATGGTTGAAACCATGGCGATAAACTTAAACCTTCACGAACACCTTGCGAGCTCATCTCTCTAGTATGAGTCATAAGTAATGGATTTTGTATTTCATAAACACGTTGCGGCAATTCTGCCTCTACATTATATTGCTCAAAATCCACTTCACAGATTATCTCTTCTCCGTTAGCTAATTTTAAAACTGTATATGAAATATCATTCATTTAATTTTTACCTTACTAATTTCGTAGTTAAACTGTTCTTGGTTATATATATTTATTCGTTCAAAAAAGTGGTTTAATGTAAAGTTACGTCTTTCTTTATAAGAAACATCATCTGCAATATCAAATATTAAAATGGAATCTTTAGTTGATGATGTACGCAAACCTCGGCCGATGGACTGCAAGACTCGTATTTTTGATTTAGATGGACTTGCGAGCACGATGTTGTTAATGTTACGAATATTAATACCAGTGCTGAAAGTACCATAGCTCGCAATAGTTGTCGAGTTTTTATGTCCTTCAACCAATCCACGAATTTTTTCCCTCTGATCTGTATCTGTTCCACCATACACAAAATAAACATTTTCTCTTTCCTTCATGCCTTCATATAATATTTTACCGTGTTTTTCTACTAACTGAAATAAACATAAAGTGTTGCCACTAATGTTATTACACAAATCCAAAATAAAATTATTCCTTGATACTTTCGACACAAGGTAGTCCATTTCTTCAGCATAATCCATCCTTTCTTTTTTAATTGGATGTTTTAATACAATACATTTTATTTTCAAGTTAGCAAGAGTATTTTTATCTATAAGTTCTTTTGTACTAACAACTTTTTCAACTGCACCAAATAGTCCCTCTAGTACAAGCTTGTGCGTCTGTGACCCATCTAGCGTCCCTGTAAGACCAAATCTATACTTACATTGGTGTAACTTAGTCATTATACCAGTAAGAGACTTTGCCTTAAACATATGGGCTTCATCACCTATCACACAACCAAATTGTTCAAAATATTTTTTAGGCATCTTATAAACAGATTGCCATGTAGATATCACCACATCCTTAGTTACTTTTGTTGTATATCCTTGATACACTTTCTGACAATATGTACCAGAACTCCATCCATAATCTTCAAAGTCTGTATACATTTGTTCAACAAGAGATGTAGTAGGAACAAGTATTAAAGTCCTATGTCCTGCTAACTGGTAATATCTAACTAGTGTGTATATTACAAGTGATTTGCCACTAGCAGTAGGGCTAACAAGCAAAGCACGATTTCTGGAGATAGCCAACCTAACAGCTTCAATTTGATAGTCTCGTACTTTAAGTGACTTTCCTTTACTTTTTGGTTTGAGGCTTTTGATGAAACCTCTAACAACCGTACCCATAACATCCCGCTCATCTTCAACTCCTTTCTCTATAGTATATTTAACACTATTGTTCTTACAAAATTCAATAATATATGGTAATAATCCTAAATAAATTTCACCTGTTGCTGGAGAAAATAAACGTATCTTTCCATCCCACATACGATTACGAACCATCGGCATAAACTTTGCCCCTGGCACTTCAAATGTAAAAAAATCTGCTAACTCTTGATTTTCTGAAGATGATAAATCAGATAGTATAAGATATACTTCGTTTTTCTTAGATATACGCATTTTGTAATGTGTGAGGCTCTCCGTATTCACCTCTTACTAGTATATTCCACGCTATACTTACACGTTCTTCGGAAGTAGGTGGAACCCAATGCATCAACCAAGAGGGAAAGAAAAGAGCAATATCTGGTGTAGAGTCAAATTGCATCATTCCTGAGTTATCCCAATTTACTGTGTTTCTTGGTTTAAGTATTGTTGCTGCTGGTCTAGGATCAAAAAATTGAATAGGTGATCCACTTTGCAAATAATAAACTCCAGAGAGAATATTATTTGAGTGAGTATGTGGTGCGTGAGAGTTTCCCTTGTTTAACAAATTTCCCCACATATTTGTAATTTCTATTTTTTCAAATTCATAACCACCATCTTTTAATATTTTTTCTGAACACTCTAAGATTTTATTTGCAAGAGGTTTGAAATATGACATGGTATGTAAATCATCATCTTTACCATTATTTTTAATGTAAGCTACCATATGTGTTTTATCATTAGTTTCAATATTAAGTTTTACTTCATGAATAGATGTAGGAAAACATTTATAAGTTTTTACATTAACCATGTCACTACACTCCATCTAATACCACTAATAACTTTTTTTGCTTGATGAGGATACATAAAATTAGAGGGAAATACTATTGCTGAACCTTTATTTGGTTTTATTTCTTTTTTAGCAACAACAAACTCTCCACCTTCATAGTCATCATTTAAATAAAGTAAAGCAGATACGTGAGGATATCCCCATTTCTGGCCATGACTATGATGAATATTGTCTGTATGTTCTGACATAAAACCACCAGTACCATATTTGTTGATTCTAAAATCTGTGGTATGTTCACACATAAAAAGAGGAAACTCATACTCATACTGTCTAACAGCTTTTACAAAACATTCTTTTAAAGGATTATAAAACACACTGTCTTTTTTAATCCAAACGTCATCCATCACAACACGATTTTTTGAATTCTCATGAACCTCTGTGTGACTAGAAAAAGATGATGGTTTAAAATTATGTTTAAAATTCATAAGATCATTACATAAACTTTTATCTACAACATCTTCATAGATTTTTATATAATCTTGAACATTCATTTACATCATTCCTGCTTCAAATTGTTTCCATGATATTGCGTGTTTAATATCCCATCCACGATTATCTATAGACTTAATTACACCATCAATAAATTTTATGGTTGTTTCTAGATAAGCAATTTTATTAGAAAGCTCAATAACATCGTTGTCTGATGAAATGTAAATTTGCAAATCAGTTTTTAAAACTTTAAGGTCAAAAGGCTTTGATGCATATACTTTTGCATCTGACTTACCACCATAGTATTCCCATTTTTCACGGTACAATACTTGATAATCACCTTTACTTCTTGCAAGTAAAAGTTCAAACCTTGATTTATAATCTAGCCACTTGGCTTTTATTTCTTGATTGTAAAAAGATTCCTGATCTATGTTCTCTACATTTTTTACAGGAAGGTCTTTATAGGATTCTTGTTTCAATTCTTCTAATGTCATTATATACTTTCTTCAAATGTTTGAGCAGAGTTTGATTACTCCTTGTTTACTATATTGACCCTAGTGAGGCTTGCCGAGGTGTCACTAGAATTTAAGTCTAAAGATTTGATATTTGTTAAAGTCTATCAAATCTCTGCTCGTTTTTATTTATACTAACTAATTGCTTCAATTTCATATATTTGATATGCAAAATCTACAGATGCCGTGAGGTATTCAACGTCTGTTGCTCCTTGATTATAATCTAGTGCAGTCATGGCTATAGGATACAAATCTCTGAAGAAAACATTTACAATAGGATTATTTTTATTAGATAAAATTGTTAATGTTGCATCAGAAAATAAAGAATTATTTGAAGATGGTGCTTGCACATCTCCAATATCTGTACTTGTACTTGCTGAACTTCTAGCAGTTATTGGAGTATTAGATGTATTTGTTTTAAATTCACTAAACTGTGTTCTGTTTTTTGGAAATCCTATTGCAGTCATCCATTCGTGAATACTAAGATAGTTTTCTAGATACTCATCAACAATAAAACTTATACTTAGATTATCATATGTAAGTTGATCGCCCATCATAGGAATGGATTTAAGGGGTGTTGGAATTATTACATCTGACAAAGCAATAGCTGGTATTGTTGCAGAAACGGCAAAAAATTCTACCTTCGGTAATTGATGTATACCAAACCTAAATTGAGTTGGACTTGCATAGTCTAACTTAGTTGGTTGTCT